AGTATGAAAACTATAAATGATAAACTGGTCGCTATTCAGGGGAGACTGAAAGCACCAAAGAACCAAAGGAACAGTTTCGGTAATTATAACTATAGGAGCTGTGAGGACATCTTAGAGGCTGTAAAGCCATTACTTAATGAGTACAATCTTACAGTTACTCTTACTGATGAGACTGTACAATTAGGAGAATTGTATTTTATCCAGGCTACTGCTGTTATATCAGATGGTACAACGGCAATTAGTTCTTCAGCTCAAGCTGGTATCAACCCAAATAAAAAGGGTATGGATATCGCACAATCATTTGGAGCAAGTTCATCTTACGCTAGAAAGTATGCGTTAAATGGGTTGTTCTTGATTGACGATACTAAGGATGCTGATGCTACTAACACCCACGATAAGGTAACTTCAGCTCCAATAGCTACAGAAAGTGGAGAAGACGATGGTAAATCCTGGTTACAAAAGAATACCATTCAGTTTGACAATGCTAAAAGAGCAATGAAGGAGGGTTATACAATAACCGATATTAGAAAAAAATACAAAGTGAGCAAAGAAGTTGCTCAATTACTACAATCTTAATTTTAATTTTTATATTATGAGTAATCAAAACAATGATCGTAAATTCGTAGGACAAGGTGTAAAAGCTAAAGGATACGACTTAGTAAACATCTCAATTGCAAAAAGTAAGTTAGAGCCTTATTGGTTTGAGTATAATGGAGAACATTATGTGAAACTTACTATTGGAGCAAAAAAAGAAGTTGACCAATACGGTAAATCACATTCAGTATGGATAAATGATTATGTTCCTGCTAATGAGACTAAGCAACAGTCTAAGCCAAACAACAATGTTGTGGAGACTGATATGCCGTTTTAATATTCTGTTTGTGTAGATTAGGGGGAGTTTTAATGCTCCCCTTTTTCAACTTAAATTGTGTTCGATGGAATTAACTTATAACGAGTTTGATTTATTGACTGAGATAGCTATGGATGCTAGTCAGAATGATGGTGTATGTTTACTTACAGATAAGGAGCTTTTATCCTCCATAAATGTAAGTGAGAGAACGTATTACCGGTTATTGAGTAGTCTAGAGGATAAAGGGGTTATATCTAGAAATACTCAATCTATTGGTCATTACGGTAAAAAGAGAACGATAAAAGTTTTCTTAGACAAAGAGAATTATACTAAGTATAGCAAGTATAATACTTAGTATAATATACTTAGTACTATACTTATAGTACTTAGTAAGATATAATAATAATATATAATATAATATAATATATAATACTTAGTATAATACTACAAATCAAGAAACAAAAAAAATGATACAAGAATTTGAACAACTAGGAATAAACTTAAAATCACTAAACCAAGAGGAGCAAAAACTAAAATGTCCAAATTGCCTTAAGGTAGGCAAGACCCACTATAACGATTTATGTTTGGCGGTAAATATTCAGAAGGGAGTTTATTATTGCCATAAGTGTGGGTGGGCAGGTAACGTCAAAACAAAAGAGATGGATAACTTATACAAGATACCAACTAAGAATAATCTCCAGAAGTTAACTAAGGAGGGTAGAGACTTTTTAAATTCACGAGGTATTACTGATGAGGTGATTGATAAAAACAAGATAGTATCTTCCTCCAATGGGAGTATGATAGTGTTTCCTTATTTCAAAGATGGAGTAATGGTAAACTATAAAACACGAGGTGTAGATGGCAAGTTCTTTACTCAAGCTAAAGATGCTCAACCTATTATCTATAACTATGATCGAGTAGTAAACAATACAAAACTAGTTATTTGTGAGGGGGAGATGGACTCTTTGTCTTGGGAGGTAGCTGGTATCACTACCCATACTTCTGTTAATATGGGTGCGCCAAACCCCACAGATAAGAATATAGATGGCAAGCTTAAGTGTATTGATAACTCTTACGAAGTGTTTGAAACTGCTAAACTAGTGTATATAGCAACTGATAACGATGAGAATGGGAGAATACTTCAAAAGGAGTTATTAAGACGTATTGGCTCTGAGAAATGTAAATTAGTCGATTTAAGCCCTTATAAAGATGCAAATGAGGTATTACTCCACGAAGGTAAAGAAAGTCTCTTAGAACGCCTTAAAAACGCTTTAGACCCTAAGGTGGAGGGTGTCTTTACTGTTGGAGATGTATATGAGAGTTTGATGGATGGGTTTCATAATGGTGTTGCAAGAGGTACTACTACTTATGTTGGAGATATTGATGATGCCTGGACTTGGAGACTAGGAGAAGTTAATGTTTGGACAGGGTATCAGAACGAGGGTAAATCCTTATTCCTTAATCAACTCGCAGTAATCAAGTCATCTTACGAGGGGTGGAAGTTTGGTATATTCTCTCCGGAGAACTTCCCTATCAATGATTTGATAAATGATTTGGTGGATATGTATATTGGCAAGACTTCTGATCCTTATTACGGTAAATTGCAAATGAGTCTTGATGAGTATAGAGAAGGTCTTAAGTTTGTTCAAGACCATTTCTTTATAATTTATCCTCCAAAGAATTTTACTCTTGGAGCAATATTTGATAAGGCTAAATATCTCGTGAGGAGTAAAGGTATACGAGGTTTAATAATAGACCCATACAATACTATCCAACATAAAATGTTGAGTGGGGAGAGAGAAGACCTTTATATTTCACGTTTTATGAGTAAGCTTAAACAATTTGCGGTGGAGAATAATGTATCGCTAAATTTAGTTGCCCATCAAATTACTCCGAGAAAAGATGAAACAGGTCGTTATCCTCGCCCGGATGTCAACTATATCAAGGGGGGAAGTGAATTTGCCAATAAGGCTGATAACGTACTTATGGTATGGAGACCAAATAGAGCTATTGACTTTAAAGATAAAAAGGTTATATTTGGTTCACAGAAGATTAAGAAACAAAAACTTGTAGGGATTCCTCAAGAGGTGGGAGATATAGAATTTAACATTTTTGAACAAAGGTATTACTTTAATGGGTCAACACCTTTATCGGAAATAGATGAAAGAAGAAAAAGAAATAATAATGTCTCTGCCTCTCTACATAACCAATCGGAGCAACAAGAGGAAATGGTTGACATTGAATAACTATAGGAATTGGCACTATCAAGTGAGCAATGATATTAAAAGAAGGTTTAAAGCTGATATATCGAGAATGCTAAATTTTAGAATTGATGGTAAGGTTAAAATTGAGTACTTTTACTTTGCTCCGGATAAAAGGACTAGAGACCTTATGAATGTGATATCAGTAATAGATAAATTCTTTCAAGATGCGATGGTGGAATTGGGGTGTATAGAGAGTGATGATTTATCTACTGTTGTGGAGGTAAATTCTTGTTATATGGGGATTGATAAAGCAAACCCTAGACTAGATGTAATAATAACTAAATTGTAAAGATGTATATACAATTATTCCCTATTTATGGGTTTATGGTTGGATTCAACTATTGGAACACCAAAATGGAAATTGAGGATGACGATCTCGAAGAGACCGAACACCTATTTCAGTTAATGATTGGTATAATTGGTATATCATTTCATATATGGAAATGAGGGTAATTGATATCTTAGCGGATAAACATCAAGATTGGTTTGCTATGGCTAAGTCATTTGGAATTAGTGATGACGATGCAAATGAGCTTGTACAGCAAATGTATATTAGGATTAACGATTATGTAGATGACCCTAAGAAAATACTTTACAATGAGACTGAGGTCAATACTTATTATGTTTATGTCACACTAAGAAATCTTTTCTTATCCTCTTGCAATGTTAAGAATAGACAATTATTTGTAGATTATGAAACTGTAAGGCGTTTTATAGAGTCTATTCCGGATGACAATAATACTGAAGAGAAAATTAAGTTCGATAAGGTGATAGATAAAGTGGAGGGTATTGTAGACGATTGGTATTGGTACGATAAGAAGATATTCAATATTCATTTCTTTGAAGAGATGAGTATGAGAAAAATAGCTAAGGACACTAAAATTAGTTTGAGTTCAATTTTTAATACATTAAGCAATGGCAAGGCTAAAATCAAAGAAGGTGCAATCGAAGAATATCGACAGTACCGAAAAGCAAAGCGCAAAAACACCGAGTAAGTCTATTGGTTTTGGAGATACTGTAGAGAAGTTCTTTGAGGCTACTGGAATCAAAAAAGCAGCTAAATTTATATTAGGAGAAGATTGTGGTTGCGATCAGCGCAAAGAAACACTTAATAAGATTTTTCCGTATAATAAACCAGAGTGTTTGTTGGAGGATGAATATGAGTATTTAGATGAGATATTCAAGGCAGGTAAGAACACCATCACTCCTAAACAACAAGAAAGACTTATTATGATTTACAATAGAGTCTTTAAAGATAAAGCACAACCTACATCTTGTGGGAGTTGTTTTAAGAATAATGTTTATAACAAGCTCCAAAGAGTTTATAACGAATATAAGTAATGACTGAGAAGGATTTATTTTTGTATCTTAAAAATACAGTATATCCAGATTTAGTTAAGAGCCATAAACCAATGAGTCGATGGGATTGTTATAGCCCACAATTTCTCCATCGTATAGAATTGAAATGTAGAGGTAGGCATTATGATACGCTTTTGATTGAAAAGAAAAAGTATGATGCACTCCACCTTAAATGTAGTGATACTATAGATACTCCAATTTACATTAATTCAACTCCAAACGGAGTCTATAGATTTGACTTATTTTTAGTCGATCCAGTATGGGAAGTTCAATTCCACAATAAGACAACCTACTTCTCCAATAATAATAAGGTGGAGAAAATAGTTGCAATGTTAGATGTAAAAGACGCAGAAATATTATGAGCAGTTCAGTAGACAAGTATTTTGACTTATTAGAGTCTGGAGGGTATGTTACATCCTCCACAAACGAAAATCCTAAAGTAGACTCAATCGTAGAGGCTGTTAAGGATAAGTATGATGCAAGGAGTAGAAAAGGTATAGAAACCTATAAGACTACCTTGCAAGATAATCCGGATGGATTTTACGCATTTTTAAACCATCTACAAGAGGAGCTTATGGATGCTACGCTATACATTGAGAAACTTAAACGTCTAAACAGATGAAAAAGGTTTTGGATGTTTGTTGTGGGCCTAAGGGTATGTGGTTTGATAAGAATGACGAAAGAGCATTGTATCTAGACAAGAGAAGAGAAACTCATATAGATGTTTATCCTTGTGGTACGAAAACAAATATAATTGACCCTGATATCATTGGAGATTTTACAAACATAGAGCAACAAGATAATTCTTTTTGGCACGTTGTTTTTGATCCTCCCCATATAGAACAATATTCAGAAAGTCAGATAACAAAAAAATATGGGGCTTTACAAGGTGATTGGAGGGATATGATTAAGAAGGGTTTTAAAGAGTGTTTTAGAGTCTTAAAGCCAAATGGAACTCTTATTTTCAAGTGGAATGAAGTGAGATTTCCTGTTAAAGAGATATTGACACTTACTGATCAGAAACCATTATACGGTCATAAAAGCGGAAAGAAGATGCAGACGCATTGGATATGTTTTATAAAGGATTAAGAAAACAATATGAAAGAATCTGAGTTAATTAGGATGAAGAGGGAAATAAAACTAACCCAACAAGCGTTGGTTGTAGCCCTTGCTAAAATAGAAAGAATCGAATCTAAATTAGGAATAGATGCCACTACTGAAACCAAAGAAGTACGAGACAAATAAGGATTTTACAAAACGTTGTATGGGGAATGCTAAGATAGGAGAAGAGTACCCAGACAGAGACCAACGGTTTGCAGTTTGTCAAACAATTTGGAAAGAACAATTCAATCCTAAAAAATAATTTGGATTATTAAGATTTTATTCTATCTTTGTTAAAAACAAAGGTAAAATGAAAATACTTAAATTACTATTATTAAATCCCCACTACACGCTGATATTCCTATTTATAGGGGTCTTCTACATTATTGAGGTTGTAATAGAGGTATTGATGATACCTTTTCTGTATACCTTAGATGGTATAGAAATGTTAATAAAACAACTATTAAAACTTGTAAAGTAATGGGAAGAACAAAAGAATTATTAGGAAACTTCGACCACGAAGAACAAGCGATTGAGTTTTATGCTCGGCTTGAATTACTCCGACAAATGGAGGAAGAACTTGTAGACCCAAAAATACCGGAGTCTGTTAAGAGATGTATCTTAAAAACAATACTATTATGAATCCAAGAACCATTACTACTTTAGATGGTAGATTTTGGCAAGTTCAAGACATCTTAAATAAGATGATGGATGATGAATTCTACTTTGGATATTTGGGGGAGAATGCACTCTCCTCCTCATCTTGTACTAAGTTATTAGACTCACCTCTTAAGTACCAACAATCCTTAGGAGGTTCTACAGAAAATTCCTCCGCATTGAGAATCGGATCACTATTCCACTATAAGATATTAGAACCTGAGAAGTGGGACTCCCTAAAATTTGTAGATGTTAAGAGTAGAAACACAATCAAGTTTAAGGAAGCATTATCTGAATATGGGGAAGCCTATACGTTAAGTGAGAAAAGACAAGCTGAGGATATGGCGAATACCTTTCTTGTAAACTCTAGGTGTATGGATATGTTGAAACATACCCGACAAGAGGTTCCTGGTATTGGCGAAATATTTGATTTTCCATTTAGAGCTAAGGCTGATATCTTAGGAGATGGATATATCGTAGACTTAAAATCCACAGATGATGTCAAGGGATTTAGGTACTCCGCTAATAAGTGGAATTACGATAGTCAAATGTATATTTATTGCACATTGTTTGACATACCTTATGATTGCTTTACGTTTGTGGTAATTGATAAGAAGTCAAATGCACTAGGTATATTTGAATGTAGCAAGGAGTTTTATCTTAGTGGTAAGGCTAAGGTTGAAACGGCTTGTCAGATTTATAGAGATTACTTTGTAGATAAGAAACGTTCTCCAGAAGAATTTTATTTATACGATGTACTATAGTAAAGAAGAATGTTATAATGAAACCTACCTTTCCCTTACTCTTGGAGTATTAGCGGAAGAGGATATAAGACACTTAATGAGCTTCTATGAGGATACAGAACAGTACGAATGTTGTGCTGGTATTGTTGAGGCTTATAGAGATTATAAAATAAGAAAGGAAGATTAATATGACACCTGAAGAGATAAAGAAAACTGTTGAGAAATATTATGGGATTGATGACATCGCCATAAAGTCTAGAATGATGGACTATGTGTATGCTAGAATTGTTTATGCTATATTATGTAGAAGGAATACTCCATCTAGTTATACAAAGATTGCTGACTTATTAAATAGAGACCACTCCACAGTTATCCATAGTATAAAAACTTATAACGATGTTTGGTGTAGGAATCCTATTGCGTTTAAGAAGGAGTTGATGGATGTACAAATATTAGAAGAACAAATAGAGGTTAACTTCAACAATATAGAAAATAGACCTGAGCTTTTTGATATTTATAAACGACAGGAGGCTCATATAGACAAATTATCAAATAGATTGATGATTTTACAACAGGAGAACATACGGCTCAATAAAATGATTGAGTCAGTTACTCCAAAATTAAGGGTATTAGGAATAGACATAAATAGCTACGCATAATGGAACAAGAGGACAAAAAACCAAAGAAACCAGATGGTAGACGTAATAACGGTGCTGTCAAAGGTATATCTAGAGGTCAGGGTAGGCCTCCAAAAATAAAAGAGAAGGAGACCAATGCTTTAACTCTAAAAGCTCTAACAAAGGCTTTTGGTAGTGAAGAGAAGGCTTGGATTCACGTTGCTAAGAAAGCGGCAGAAGGTAACTTCAATTACACTAAGATGTTATGGGAGTATCGTTATGGAAAACCAAAAGAGCAACAGGACTTAAACGTAAATACTAATATTAATATCCCGGTTGTAGACTTCTCCAAGCCGAAGACTATAGATGTGGATCACGAAGATATAAAAGATGAAAAAAAATAAGGGTAAAATTTTAGAGGAGGAGATGCCAGATGACTTCTGGAATTACTTAGTCAATCCAATAGTTGGATATTATGTGGACACTATATTTAGAGAAAGTGGATATAAAAATAAATAGTTATGGATAAAATAAATCAGATAAAAAACAAATCCGGTAATTCAGCAATAATAAGCTGTTATGAGAGGGGTTTTAGAGCATTGGAGGATGGTACAATAATTTCCGCCAAAGGAAAAGAAATTGGTTCAATAGGCCCAGACAATAGGATTCGATTTAGCTACCGCCATCCAGATAAAAATAATTCTAATTTAAGCGTTTTAGCCCATAGGTTTATTGCCTATCAATTATATGGTGATAAGATTTTTGAACCTGGAATTTTAGTTCGCCATCTTAATGACAACCCATCTGATAATCGTTTTGAGAATATATCATTGGGAACGAAAAAACAGAATGTAAAAGATGCTAAAAAAAACAAAATAGAACTTGGCAATGGTGGTAAGTATAAAGGTCAATACGGCAAAATATATAGATACTACAAGAAAAAAGGTTGGTCAAGAACAATGAGGGATATGGGGGTTAGCTTTAGGATGCTTTCATATATAAGAAAGACTTACAATCCAACCTTAATGGATAAATTTATAATATGGTTGACAAAATAGATTTAAACCCTAAGTACCAATCACTATTTCAATCTGATAGTAGATACTTTGTCGTGACAGGAGGTAGAGGCTCAGGTAAGTCTTTTGCGATTAACACCTTCTTAGTACTCCTTACTTATGAGCAAGGCACTAAAACGTTGTTTACTCGTTACACGATGAGTTCTGCTTCGATGAGTATTATCCCAGAGTTTAGGGAGAAGCTAGAGCTTATGGGGGTAGAGAGCCAATTTGAGATAACCAAAACCGAAATCACAAATAAGTTGACCGGTAGTTCAATATACTTTAGCGGTATCAAGACTGCAAGTGGAGACCAAACTGCGAAGCTAAAGTCTATACAAGGTATCAATACATTTGTACTAGACGAAGCAGAAGAGCTTAATGACGAAGCATCCTTCGATAAGATAGACTTCTCCATCAGAAGTAAGATAGCAAAGAATAGATGTATCCTTGTTTTAAACCCTACTACTCGTGAACATTGGATATACCAAAGGTTTTTCCAGAACCGTTCTATAGAAGATGGATTCAACGGTACAAAGGAAGGTGTAACCTATATCCATACCACCTACCTTGACAATCTAACAAACCTATCAAATAGTTTTATTAAGGAGATTGATAGGATTAAGGAACGTAGACCGGATAAATACCTCCATCAAATATTGGGAGGATGGCTCCAACAAGCAGAAGGAGTTGTCTTTACTGATTGGCAAATAGGCAAGTTTAATGAGGAGATTGACTCGATTTTTTCACTAGATTTCGGATTCTCGAACGATCCGTCAGCTCTTGTAGAGATTGCTATTGACAAAGAACGTAAGATAATTTGGCTCAAAGAACACCTGTATAAAAAAGGATTAGTCACCTCCCAGATATATGATTATTGTATAAGGATAGCTGGTAGGAATTTAATAGTTGCTGATAACTCAGAACCTAGACTGCTTAGTGAGATGAAAATGAAAAACCCACCTCTAAACATAACTCCTACTATAAAAAAGAAAGGTAGTATCTTATCTGGGATTGCGCTTATGCAAGACTACAATATAAATGTGGAGGGTGAGAACTTAGTAAAGGAATTTAATAATTACGTTTGGAGTGTTAAAGGGCTGAAGCCTATTGACTCCTTCAATCACCTTATAGATGCAAGTCGGTATGGAATTCAATACCTACTCACAAGATCAGTACCTAAAGGGATGTACGTTATACGATGAAGAAAAAGAAGCCAAGTCTTAAGTATATGTTTGTGCCTGATAAGAGCCATTACGATGCTTTTATTTGGTGTAACAAGAGGTATATTAGGATTTATCCTAAAATTCAAAAGGATAGTACCTATAAGCTCGTAAGGGAGGAGGATGGACAAGTAGTATTTGTCTCCAAAGAAACCTTTGACAAAGATATATTAGATGAGAAAATATGGAGATTTTACAAATATATTTTTGATAGTAAGAAAAAATAACTATATTTGAAACTATAAAGGATTTTCTTTCCATAAGAGAGTTTTCATTTGTTTAAATTTGGGTTAATTGGGATGACTCCTCTAGAAATAGGGGAGTTTTCTTTTACTATTATTTGGTAGTTTGAAAATAAGTTATATCTTTGTATCAAAGATTAATCCTATAGATATAGGCCGATTTCTTATTTTTAATTTTTTATATTAATTTAGCATCATTAAGACCTCTCTATCACTAGGGAGGTTTTTTTGTCCCAGCGTCCCAAACCTATATAGTGGGACAATGGGACAGCGTATAATTTTAACAAAACTTTAACACTTTTGTATTTGTCAGTTGGAGAATTATTTCTAAATTGCAATATAATTTTAAACAAAGATAAATATGGAAAATCAGTATGACCACTTAACAATCGTTGGGATGATGCTCCCACAGAACTTCGGAAAGAAAAATGAGCAAGCCTCATTATACTTAGAAGTAGAGTCCAATATGAGTGGGGAGTTCATTACTCTTGAGTTTGACCCCTATAACTTTATAGATTGGATAGGCTCTGAACAAGTCAGAGAGATAAAAGAATTCGTTAAACTTCAAATAGACAAGAAATAATGGATATTAGAGAATACATAAACGATGCTATAGATTATGCTGTAGATTCTGCAAAGAACGAAGCATTTACAATACTTTTTGAGATGATTAATGGGGAGGATTTTGATACCCTAATAGAGCAAGATATATCAGAAGGTATTGCCTACACTTGTGGGAGTAACGAAAGAGCAAAAGATTTGCTTTTGGATGATTATTACGAGGAAATCTATAGCGAGGTTCGTTCAGGATTTATTGACTACTTAAAAAGAAAGTTATGAGCTTAAGTAAAGACGAAATAGAATACCTAGAAAGACTTCTAGAGGATAACAAACGTACCCATATCGCCTGTCAGAATTGGAGCCAGGTAGATAGTATTGATAACACCATTAAGAAACTAAACGAAGTAAGATGGTCACTATAAGATTAACAAAGGAAGAGCTACAAGCAATTCAATGGGGGTTGGCT